GAAGTTTATTGCAAAGGTTGGAAAAGAACGTCGTGTTCTTTGCCTTTGCCGTCAAGCAAGTCACGAATACGGGCCTCTGTGATTCGGTGGCAGTGAAGCATCGTTCGGGCTGGCAGCACCTTGAGAGCTTCTGCGTAGTCTTCCAAAACAGCACGAATTGATGCAATTCCGTAGCCTGTAAGTCTCAGCACTTTGTGCGTTTTATATCGATCACCAGCCGATGCCAGAGCCTCGATAGCATCCTCCAGCAGCCCGGAATTGTCCTGGCACACTCCAATCTCTGTGAGCGTTTCCATCATGTTGACGGCATCTGAACATGCAATCCAATCGTGAAAACTTGGATTCTCGTTTTGCTCCAATGACCGCAAACCTTCGTACATCTTCAATAATTGCTGCTGTTGCTTGTCGGCGGATATGGGCTCTGTAGCACTGGCGAACAAAGCATCCCAGTGAGAGTATGTAGATCTGGCTTGTTTATGTTTTCTCATTTCTGAATCCTATGATTTTGTTCTTTGCATCTTCTGCCCCCTTGCACACCATCGTCTCGTAGCCCACGCTCTCTAGGTATGCAATCCAATCCTTCTGCTCTGCACTGACTGAGCCGCCTTTCTGGCGCTTCATCTCAACCCACAGCCTCCAGGCTGGGATGAAAAGATCGGGAACGCCTGGACTCACCCCCTCAACCTTCAGCCTTGCAGCAGTTGCCATGCTCCTAGCTCCACCGTTCGGGATGGCAAAAATACGCACGTCGGGGTAAGTCTGGCGGAACCACATCACTAGTTCGCGCTGCTCGAAGTGTTCGGTTGGTATCAAAATGGGATCACCTCAAACCAAACATCACAGGCGTTCTCAGTGCCCAAGAACTCCACGGGCGGCTCGGCGTCAAACTTTTCACACTTGCCGTTCTCGTCGTAGTGGTCACAGCTATGGCAGCACTTCGGTGGTCCGCCGCGCATCTTTTGCAAGTAATCAATAAAGAACTGGGGTGCTTTCGGTCTCATTCCATTCTCTCCTTAGTATTTTAAAAAACTTCCCCTCGCGCTTGTACTCAATCATGCGCGGCGGTTTTGAATCCCGCATTGCTGACACTGCTTCATCCAGGCCAACTGGCTTGATGTCCACTCCGGCACTCTTAGCCATCATAACGAACAACATGGCCGACTTCTGACCGGCATAGCCCGCATGCATCACCGGCAGATACTCAGTCACCGTTGGCTCACTCAAGCCTCCGTAGTACGTCACAGCCAGCATCTCCTTGCCGCTGGCCTTGCTCGTATGCTTGCGCCATGCCCAAGCCCGTACATTCATCTCTAGGCCTTGCACCCCCATGATGTCGTCCAGGTGCAGTATCAGATCTTTCTTAGCGGGTGTAGGAAAAGGATGACCGCAGGCCGGGCACTTCAGCGCAGAAATGGCGCACAGCTCATTGCAGGCTTCACAGATCTTTACTGGCGGTTCACCATTGCCAGACCCGGCTTTCTTCGGCGGCTGAACATTTGTAATCGGGCCATGCGTACTCACCACGCCTGCAAAGTCCAAAACTAGGCAATGATCGGTGTGGCTTTTGGGGCGAAGACCACGGCCTGCCATCTGAACGTAAAGACTTGCTGACATTGTTGGGCGCAGCATGGCAATCAGGTCAATGTCCGGATAGTCGAAGCCTGTCGTCAAAACGTTAGCGTTGGTCAGAGCCCTAATTTCTCCGGCTTTGTAACGAGCCAGAATGCGTTCGCGCTCTGCTTTCGGCGTCTCACCCGTCACACACTCCGCAACGATTCCGTTCGCATTGAGTTCATCAGCAATAGCTTGAGCGTGCTTCACACCAGCGCAGAAGACCAGCCACGCTTTGCGATTGACAGCCTGCCAGATGATTTCTTCCACAGCCGCTTTATTGTTTGAATCCGTGTTCACAGCGGCTTGCAGCTCTGACTCTATGTATTCGCCGCCCCTTTTGTGTACGCCATCTACATTCAGCTTTGCATCCGTCACTTTGCTGCGCAGAGTTGACAGGTGCCCTTTGTGGATCAGTTCTTCAATGCTTATCGGCTCAATCAGATCGTCAAACAAGGCGGGTTTGTCGGTAATGAGGCCGTGACCCAGACGGTAAGGCGTAGCTGTGAGCCCTACAACTCGCATCGCTGGATTAATGGCCTTCAGTTCTGCCAACAAACTCCGATAACCACCTTCTTCTTTGTGGTTCACGAGGTGGCACTCATCAATCAACACCAAATCAATGTGGCCCAGCTCCCTAGACTTGTTGCGTACAGACTGGATCCCGGCGAAAGTAATGGGCTCGCCAAGTTGCTTCTTACCGATACTTGCGCTATAAATACCCATTGGCGCCCCAGGCCAATGGAGTCTCATTTTCTCCGCGTTTTGCTCAATCAGCTCTTTGACGTGAGTAAGCATCAAAACACGGGTCTCAGGCCATTGCTGCAAAGCATCCTTACACAGCGCAGCAACAATGTGACTTTTGCCTGATCCGGTAGGCAACACAATGCACGGATTGCCTTCGTTACCTGCCTCAAACCAAGCGTAAAGCTGGTCTATCGTGCGCTGTTGGTAGTCACGGAGCATCATTCACCCCCCACTGGGAGGCCATTGCTTCTGCAATCCCTTGATACGTTTTTGAACGTAGTTTCCATCTTTCAGCCGAGGGGGGCATCCGATGGATGCGAGCCTCTCGGCCTTCAACGATGTTGCTCGGTGTGAGCAGCGGTAGACCTTTCAGCCAAAGGCAAGTTGCTTTTGTTTCTCCATGTCCAAATTGCCACGGATGGATGATTTGATCCGGCTTGCGCCAGACAGTTGACATGATGCAAATTGGGTTTTCGATGGCCATACAAGGAATGTCTGCGTTGGCCAGCGCCATAAAGAAATCAACCGCTGCCTGTTGCCTTCCGTCTTTTCTTTTTGCTTCAAAGTGCCTTGCTCCACTCGCTGACAGGTGCGTGCATGGCGGATGAGCAATCATCAAATCCCACCCGTTGTTGATAATGTCGAACACGTCCCCTTGATAGTGCGGCCCGGGCGTGTCAGTTGGTAAAAGGTCGCAACTCATGGCGTCATGCCCTCGTGAGATGAAAGCATCTCGTACAGTGCCGGAGTATTCACAAGCGATTAGTACTTTCATCCCGTCACCCTCGCAGTAGACCACTGCGCTCGTATCTCGTTCACTTCAGTATTGCCACAAGCATCAGAGTTAGCCAGCACCTCTTTGCTGGAGTAGACGCCATCCCCAGGCGCACCATTCACCAACGGCTTGCCTTTGACTATGTAGATAGCCTCCCACTGGCTTGCGCTTTCCTTGCGCTCCCACGGCACCAGATCAGGATGCAGAACGTGCGACTCGCAGCCTTCTCGCTGTGCCTCAGTCGGAATCAAGTCATCCCAGCGAGCACAATGCCACGTTGAATCAGGCAGGGCGGAGGCATGGGCGCAAGTTCGGCAGTTCACTTCCTTCGTGGTCTTGCTCCCAAAACATTGAGAGTGTCCTGAACACATCTTGCACTCGTACCAAGTTGGATTGGTGCTGATCGGCTCAGGCATCCTGTCGGATTGCGTAATCCTGTGGCCACGCTCAACTAGCTTTTGAGCCGCTGGCAGATCCAGCCGAACACGCTCTGTGTAGATACGGTCGTCGTCCTTGCAGACTGCTACATAAAGCGCCCGATTCAGCTCAGTGCCAAGCATGTAAAGCTGCATCTGAGCGTAGTGCATTGGCTTGGCCTCTTGTACGCCTTTTGCCTTTAGCTCATTGAAAGACTTTAAGGAGTGCGTTTTGAATTCGGCGACATGGGGGGTTTTCGCGGCTCCAGGCACATTCTTCTCAATCCGAGCATCAAGAGAGCCAGAGACGTGGCACCCAAAATCAACTCGGCTTTGGCCCGTTGAGGGAACCCGCACATCAAGGCCAATAGCCCGCAGATCACTGATAATTTGTTGTTCTTCATTGTGTCCTCTACGAAAAAGCCGCAAGATACGGCCTGGAAACTTCTCCACAACAGCCCATCGAAACGACAGCCACAGCCACCGATCACATGGATGGCCAAGCATTGAAGCGCCTAAGTGTGGTCTGGGTTGGCTCTTTTGTTCTTCGTGATGCTGGTCAATTAACTGCTGTATCTGGTCAAGTTCAGGTATTTGCATATAATGGCCCCGTCTCCTTGTAGTTGTCTTAGCCCCTCGTGTGAGGGGCTTTTTTTTGCTTACTTCTTAGCCCAAGGGGGCGCAGCCTTGGTGACTGCTTGGTGAGCATGTTCAGCCATGGAATAAGCAGGCGAAGGCATAGACCCACCAGCCACAGCCTTGAAGCCTTTCACCTCGTTGCCATCTCCATATTCTTCGCTTAACTTCACCTCCAGCTTGATTGAAAGACTTTTTCCGATGAGCTGATCTGTGTTGTCAATCCGTGCCATGCCAGTGGCCCGCATAATTTCCCCGAGTTGCTGGCGACCAATTTCCTCGGCCTTTGGACTAGGATTTTTAATGTTCAGATTGCCGTAAACTCCGCGCCCTTGGTGCGTCGGGCCTGTGATGCTGTACTTGACCGAAATGTATTCGCCAGTACCCGCCTTAGTCTGCTTGATTTCAGCTTCTGAAATAGTGGCCGTGTACCACCCCGCAGGCAAAGGGCTGAAGTTTTTAGAGGACTCAGGAAGATCAGAAACGTTGAATGATTGTGAAAGTGAGGCCATGATTATTTCTCCTTACGTGTAATTGAGAATGATGGCCGTGAGGCCGTGGTTGTGATTGCATCCAACAAAGGGCCAGTGATCGACTCATGTGCAGCTTTCCAGGCAGACATGTTGATCTCTGGTTTCCATCTAAACAATGATGCGAGATGTTCGGTCAGACCGGCTTCCTCTGCTAGAGACTGAAGTTTAACACTGTCTATCTTGTGATCAATACGCCCAGCCACTTTTATTTCATAAAGTGTCGTTATTTCTTTAACAGTGCCCTCCATGTTTTTGGCAAGCTTCAGGGCTTCAAACAGCTTGTCTTCTGACTCACGGCGCTGTGCCGTGGCCCGGCGCTCCTCGTTTTTTGCGTCTTCCCACTCGGCAGCAAGTGACTCAATTGTGATTTTGTTCATCAGTCAATCGCCCACAGCATGTAAAGAATCACCAGAAGGTAGACTGCAAAGATCGTTCCCATTACAAAAATTATGTCGTTCATTCTCCGCTCCAGGTTTCTTTAGTTCGGTCTGTGATGCGTCGGGCTCTTACGACAAGCTCAACAAAGCATCGTATCTGCTCAAGAGAGGTGGGGGTGAAGATGCTTTTTTTCTGCGTCGGCCCCACCAGCTCCATACAGATTCCGTTCCATCCCGCGTTTCGGGTCAAGCCGATGAGTTCTTCGTCAGTCATTCCTCACTCCCTATGCCGTGTGCTCGTTCAATGATGCGAACAATTTCAACAGCGAAGGAAGGCGGGCTGGTGCTAATTAGAGAAGCTATCTCCTCATCAGTCAGCGGCTTGCGTTGGGGTGGTTCGCTGCTTAACAATTCAAGCGCTTCCGAATAATCCGCATAGTCATCGTCGTAAAGGTTGTTACGTAAAAAGCGATCAACCATGTCGTAGGCTTCACGTAGTGTGGTCATACCTCACTCCCGATACCGTGGGCGGCTTCGATAACTCGCGCAACCTCAATCGGATGGGAGGCCCACTGCTTTGCACACAAGTCCATGATCTCCCCATCTGTCAGCGGTTTGCGCTGGGGTGGTGTGATGTAAAGGGGAATAAGGTCATAACCCGGAATGTTTGGCCGTGCCTCGCAATCAATAATCCGGCGAACATAGCGATCATTTGCTATGTCGTAAAAAGTCCAAATCCACGCTACCGGTTCATCAGCTTCTCGTAGTGTGGTCATTCTTTCTCTCCTGTTGCCTTGGCAATCACTGCGCGGGCAATTTCATAGTGCTTTTCTGTCACGCGCTTTTCATCTGCCGCATCTGTGATTGACCTTAATGCCTCCAGCAAGTCAGGCGCGGCGGCGATCAGGTACGCATCTGCTTTGCTAATGGTCGGGGTGTCATAGGCCCCGTCTTGCCAAATGATTTCTTCGCCGTTTGGCCCTTCAACCATGTAGTCATACCAAGATGTGACAATTCTCCAAGGCCCTGGTGTGTGCTTTTTCATTCTTCACCCCCGATGCCGTGTGCGCGTTCAGTGGATTGTGAAAGTGATGCCATGATTAGTTCCTTAAATATTGATTAACGTAGTTTGTTGCTAACTGTGCCGTGACCGCTGCCGTAGCCGTAGCCGCTGCCGTAGCCGTAGCCGTCGCCGTAGCCGTCGCCGTCGCCGCTGCCGTAGCCGTAGCCGTAGCCGTCGCCGTCGCCGCTGCCGTAGCCGTCGCCGCTGCCGCTGCCGTAGCCGTCGCCGTAGCCGTCGCCGTCGCCGTAGCCGTAGCCGTCGCCGCTGCCGCTGCCGTAGCCGTCGCCGTCGCCGCTGCCGTAGCCCACGGGTTTAAACATCAGAGCCCCCAGCCGTCCGCCACGGGTACGCAGAAAACCTCAGCACCTGCGGGAATGTCTACGCCGTTGGGCATGGGTTTGATCTTTGCAAGAGGATTCTTGGGGTCGGCAATCACGCCATCAAAGCCGATCCGCTCCCAAGAAAATACCCAAACAGCGTTGGCCAGCTTGATGCGCCCATCCTCACGGGTGACGTCACCAGCAAAAATCCATCCACGATCTACTACGATAACTGCTCTGTTCATTTATTTCTCCTTGCGTTGATCGCGGCTTCTATCTCTTGGACGAGGGCCTTCATGCCCGGAGACAACCGTTTCGTTTCTGGATCGATATTTTTTAACATCGAAAATATCTCCTCATCCGTCAGCGGTTGGGGCTGAGGTGGGGCGGTGACCATATCGAGGTCGCGCTCGGAATGGTCTGCCACCGGCTTGCACATCTTGCCGTCGATCTCCACAAGCCCTGCGCGTTCTTCGGGAAGCAGCGGGTAGCCGCAGGTGCTGCACTCGATTATTTGCTCCATTTGTTTCTCCTCAAGGATATGGCCACGCCCACGTCAATGCTCATGGATGTCAGGTGGCTGGATACCAACTCGGTGCAAGCTTTACGCTCAACATTTGCTACTAGGAAAGCAAAGCGTTTCACCTGTTCGCTCTTTACAAAGGGCTCAGGAAGCCCCGCCTCTCGCGCCATGCAAATAATTTCTTTGTCTGTCATACCTCCCCCCCAATCTTGGCAATCACTGCGCGGGCAATTTCATAGTGCTTTTCTGTCACGCGCTTTTCATCTGCCGCATCTGTGATTGACCTTAATGCCTCCAGCAAGTCAGGCGCGGCGGCGATCAGGCGGGCGTTAGCCTCCAGTTCATTTGTGCGTGGCTCGTCTGTCATAAAACAAATTGGCGAATAGCCATCTTTGGAATTGTCTCTTTGGCTTTTGTAGACAATTTCGGTTGTGTAACGTGGCGCGTAATCGCCAAATTTCTCGCCCATGCGAAACCATGGACCCGGTGTGTGCTTGCTCATTTGTTCCCCCTTGCGCGGATTGCTTCGGCGCATCGACGCGCCTCCATATCTTCACGATTGTTGTCGCCCGTGTAGCGGGCGTCACATACCTTCGCAGAAGCCTCGCGCTCAGCATCTGCAACGAGGGCTGCAAAGTTCTCAAACGATGTTTCGGCCATCGCCAGCATCCAAACTTCATCATTGATGCAGCTTCTCTCTGCTCCGGCTTGCCGGGCCATCTTCATAATTTCGTCTCGTGTCATACATTCCCCCCAATCTTTGCAATCACAGCACCCAGATCCGGACCTTCCCACGCACCCAACTTGCCCGAACGATCCTTGGCCAACCACAGGCCGTCCGAGTCGCACATCAGAGCGCGTTGGGTGTTGCCCTCGCCATCCTTCTCAACTCGCAAGGCCAAAACTTCATCAAAAAAATACGGCAGAGATTGGCCAGTCTTATTACCAGGCATTGATGGGCTATACAGAACCCGGCCCATTTCGTCCTGAGTCTTCTCAAGCTTCGCGGTCATCAGGACGTGACGCCCAGGCAAGTCACGGAATGCGCGGATAGCGTCGGCCATCTGTTCCTGCATTGCGCCATAAGCCTGCCTAGGATCAACCAACTTGCCATTCACTTTCACCTTTTTCTCTGTGTTTAAGCAGACTTCAGCAATTTCACTGATGGAATCCAAGGCAATTGATTGAAATCCCTTTGCTTCGTCAGACTTCAGAAGCCATTCATAAGCCTCCATCAAGTCATCCATGGAGCTGATCTCAATGAAGGGTACGTCAGCACCGGCGATAGACAACAGGCCCCCCTCGGCGCTCAGGACTACAGGGTTAGGCAGGGTAGGTATCAGAGAAGTTTTGCCTGCGCCACTTTGTCCGTAACACAGGATCTTCACTCCGAAGGCTGCCAGTTGGGCGGTGGTTTTAAGATTGATTGCCATGATGTATTTTCAAAAAGGCGCCAGTGGCGCGGGTTGTTGTGGGGCTTGTTTAAATGGGGTGGGCTTTGGTTTAGGCAAAGCCACCCCCTTGTAGGTAGGGAATGGCCAGTCTTTCATTCAGGACCCAATTCTTGGACGAGTAACTTTACCTTTTGGTCAAGGCTGGCTTGGTAAAACGCATCCTCGTCCATTAGATGCTCTACCGTCCAAGAACATTCGCTACAGCCATCCGGGGCCAAGTTGTAACACCACAGACCCCAGTCCTCGGCAATGTCTGCATAGGTGCAGTGCCCGTAATGAAAATCGTAGTTATAGATGTAGTTGCCCATCAGAATGCAACCTCGTTAATCATGCAGTCGGTGTATGTAAAGGCCAAGTCAAGAGCCTCGTCACGTGTCTCGCAAGTGCCGAGTAGACTGTACTTGCTGGGGTAGTCTGACGACCAGACAGTGACGTAAGCGCCTGTCTTGGAAGCGTACACTTTGTAAAAGCCGTCTTGGTGAATCAGTTCCATGTCTATCTCCGTTTAGCTGCACCGTCAGGGGATCTGTTCGTGCAGTGTTGACACTATAACTTGATGGGGTGTACGATGTCAACACCTCAACACAACATTTTTAACAAAATGCTCACATTAGAACAGATCAGAGACCAGCTCCAGGACCGACGTTTGACAGTCATTGCACAGCGTACAAAGCTGCATCCGAATACGCTGCGGGACATTCGCCCT